CCCAACAGCTTGATGGCGTGCCGGTTTTATCTAATGGCTTAATCGAAAATTGCGTGTTCTTTCTTCCTGATGCCGACACTCCAGCTATCGCCGAAATCAATCCTTGGATTGCTACAGCAGACGGGATTATGGGCACAGATGGCGCATTTCAGCGCATCCAAATCAAGGGCTGCGAGGTTTACACCAATAATCAAAACGGGATTCGGTTTGGCCCGATGGTCAATTGCGAAATTGACAAAAACTGCAAAACACTGAGCGCAAGGGGTAAAACATGGCGCAAGAGCCAATCATTATGATCGCTGATAGCAAAAACACGGGCGTTAAAAGTCGTGGCAATCGCATTCAGGGGCAGGCATCGCGGATAGTCATCGAGGACGCAGAAGATCAGCTTATTGAGGCCGAACCAGAGCAAGCTGAAGCCCCAGGAGCACAGAGTGCTGGTCTAGATTACGCTAAGTTTTTTGATCACATTCGCAAAACGCTTTTCAAAGGTCGCCTAAAGCAAGTGCAGGTTGATCGCATGAAGGCTGTGCTGATTGAACTGGAATACTCCGCTATCGAGCATTTGGGTGCATGGGCTTATGTACTGGCGACAGGTCATCACGAGGCCGCTAATTGGTTGCACTACAAAGAGCTGGGCGGGACTGATTATTTTACTCGGCTGTATGACATCAAAGGCCAACGTCCGGCAAAAGCCAGGGAGTTAGGCAATGTCAGAGCGGGTGATGGTGCGCGGTACTGCGGTCGTGGCCCGGTCGGAATTACAGGACGCTACAACTATCGCAAGCAAGGCGCAAAACTCGGTATTGACCTCGAAAACTCACCAGAACTAGCAGAACAGTCTGATACTGGCGCTCGACTCTTGGTCGAAGGGATGCGCGATGGTGATTATCGCCGTCGGTCAGATGGCAGGCCGTACAAGCTATCTGATTACTTTGATTCCAAGCGCTGCGACTATATCGGTGCTCGTAATATAGTCAATGGTGGTCTGGATAAAGCGCAGCTAATCGCAAATTATGCTCAGGCGTATTACGCCGCTTTAGACATTGCTAGCAGTGATAGTGCTATTGATTACAGCCCGATTTATGAGCCGGTCGAGGATGATTTAGAGCATCAAGAAAGTGTCGTTGAAGCTTATGCAGAGCCTGAGCCAGAGCCGCAAAAGCCGCAGCGGTTTAAAAAGAACCCGCTCGACTGGTTGCCCGGAATAAAAACCCACTTAATTATGCTCACGACCGCAGGATTAGCGGCGGCTGAGCTGTTTGGGATTGTTGTGCCTGAGCAGATTTATGTGCTACTTGGAGCGCTAGGCTTGTCCACGGCTTACCGAGGCGTTACCCGCAACAAACCCCGCCCAGCTATTACTGTAGGAGCTAACGAAAAATGAGTCTTTTTGCACTACTCGACGAGATGCGCAAGCAGGATTTAAGCACGATTGCCGCGCAGTATGACGCGTTAATTGATGCTGAAACTAAAGCCAGCGAAGCGCGAGCGGAACGGTTGCGTGAGTTGGTTTCGGTCGAAAAAGCAGAGTCTAAGATGCGGATTGAAGCTCTGCAGGCTGGGAAATTAATTGCACTCGCTCAAATTGAGCAGCGATATAACGCGCCAAAATCAAATGACGCGGCGGAAGAAATGGCGGGTGTGATTGTCACAGGGAGTGGCTACGATGCGAGCAATAGCTAAAAATAATGAGCACAAATATGACATCAATCCTAATTTGGCACGCAATCGCTGCACTCATAGCGTCGGGCACAGTAGGAGTGTCAAAAGCTCTGCTCAGCCGCGACCCGCTTACGTATCGTCTAGTGATTGGTCGGTTCATAGCTCACGCGGGCTGGGGAACCGGCGCTTTCGCAACGCTGCTTTACGACTCAAATTTTTCACCCCTTGGCGTGGCAGCGCTAGCCGTGCTTATGGCGAGCCTGGGCGAGTCTGGCTTGGGGATGATGTTAAAAATCTGGCGTGGTGCGAAATGAAGCAGTTTTTAATTGAGCAAATCCCTGCACTGTTCTTTATCGCCATCTTTTTCCTAATGTTGGCGTTAGGTGGGTGATAGCTGAATGAATTATGAATAAATTCATTCTAAAGTAGAGTAAATAGATGGCATTTAGTAAAGGTAGGGTAAAAACCGGAGGTAGGCAAGCAGGTACTCCTAACAAGGTTAGTGCCAAAGTTAGGGATTTAGCTGGTCAACATGTAGATGACATGATTGATGAAATTTATAATTTAGCTATTAATAAAAATACCCCTGCGCATGTTCGTTTTTCCTGCGCAAAAGAGCTTATATATTTGGCAAGCGGCAGGCCGCAGCCTATGCCAGACAATCCACCTCCTGAGATTACTGACCCACTAGATGAGCTTAGCAATGCAGAGCTTGAGCAGAGAGCGGAAGAAGAAATTGAACGCTATCAAGACCTTAAGCCGCATCAATGATGAACTGGAAATTAGGCGGGCAACTACACGCTTAAATTACTTTGCAGAACGCATAAAGCCTCATCTCGAATTAGGGTGGTTCCATCTTGGGATTTGCAACGCGCTTGAGCAATTTTATAGTGATGTAGTGGCTAAAAAATCCCCGCGTCTAATGATCTTTGCACCGCCGAGGCACGGAAAGAGCGAGTTATTTAGCCGATTATTCCCCGCGTGGGCATTTGGACAGAACCCAAGCTTGAGCATGATTGCAGCTTCTTATTCTGCTGATTTATCGAGTCGAATGAATCGAGATGTTCAAAGAATTATAGACAGTGATCAGTATCGAGAAATATTCCCTGAAACACAGCTTAATGGAAGAAATATTTCAGTTGCTGCAGGTGCATTGCGAAATTCAGAGATATTTGAAATCGTGGGTAAAGGCGGGGTGTATCGCTCTGCAGGCGTAGGTGGTGGTATTACTGGTATGGGTGGTGAGATTGGCATTATTGACGATCCTGTCAAAGATGCGAAAGAGGCCAATTCCCTGACGGTACGTCAAAGTGTCTTGGAGTGGTACGAAACTACGTTTATGACTCGTATCGCACCCGGTGGTGGGATTTTGTTGGCGATGACGCGCTGGAATGAAGATGACCTTGCTGGTGCTTTGCTCAAGCGCGAGCCGGAGGCGTGGCAAGTGCTAACGTTTCCCGCTATTGCCATAGATGATGAGCCAAACCGCAAGGCAGGTGAAGCATTGGATCCGAATCGCTGGCCTTTAGAGTCATTAAATAAACTCAGGCGGTCAATGTCCGATTATTCGTGGGGCGCTTTGTATCAGCAAAACCCGAAAAAGCTGGGCGGTAATATCATCAAAGGACATTGGTTTCAGCGTTATGAACAATTACCCTCGCTGCGAAAAATCATTATTACCGCAGACACCGCCAATAAGGTCAAAACCGCAAATGATTACAGTGTGTTTATGTGTGTAGGGATTACAGCAGATAAAAAGGTTTATGTGCTGGATTTAAAGCGAGGAAAGTGGGAATCACCTGAGCTCATACAAACCGCTATTGATTTTTGGGCTAAGCACAAGCGCAAGTCCGGCGAGCTGCTAGGGGCGTCTGAGTTTTACATCGAAGACAAAGCAAGCGGCACGAGCCTGATTCAGCATCTACAGCGCGAACTAGGCCACACGATCAAGCCAGTTCAGCGCAATATCGACAAATTTACCCGTGTGAATGGAGTTATTCCTGTTATTTCTGGCGGCTCTGTTTATCTACCCGCTCAAGCTGGCTGGGTAAGTGATTTTATTAATGAATGCGAAGCTTTTACGGCTAACGACTCCCATGCATTTGATGATCAGCTAGACACGCTGTGCGATGCGCTAGAGCTATTTTTATTTACGACAATCGAAGCGGCTGGGGCCAGCGCTCCCGCAGATAACCAGACCAAACGGCAGAGGATTCGAGCATGAGTTTATGGACAAAGATTAAAGGCGCTGTGATTAATGCGCTGGGTGATGCTCGATTAGTCGAGGCCGCAGGCGCTACCGCTGTTAGTTCGGACGAAACAGGGTGGCGCAGGCTATCGGGTGGCAGTGATCCGAATCGGGATTTAACACCGATGTCTCAAGATCGAATGCAGAAATTCGCCTTCCACTTGTGGGAAAGAAACATTTTATCGAATCGCATTATCGAGTTGCCACTCGCATACATGCTCTCGGAGGGTGTAAGCGTGAGCGCCGATGACGACGAAGTGCGGCGCTGGATTACGCAGTTTTGGACTGATCCAATCAACTTGATGGATATTAAATTGCCCAAAAAAGCGCGTCAGTTAGCGATATTTGGCGAGCAATGTTACCCAGTGTTTGTCAATGAGGTCAGCGGTCATGTGCGACTAGGGTACTTAGACCCCGCGAATATTGCCGAGATTATCCGCGACCCTGACAATCCAGAGCAGCCGATTGGGGTGATTACGACACGCGATAAAAAAGGTCGGTATTTAAAATATAAAATCGTGATTAACGGCTCTGAGGATGTATTTACACAGCGAACGCAGGCAATTCGTGCAGGGTTTACAGATGGTGAGTGCTTTTACTTTGCAGTCAACGATCTAAGTAATGGCTCGCGTGGTCGGTCTGACCTGCTCCATTTAACAGATTGGCTAATCGCTTACGACGACTTTCTTTTTGCCGAGCAAGACCGAATCGACAAGCAACTCTCGCACGTGTGGGATATTGAGCTAAAAGGTGCAACGGCTGACGAGTGCAAAGCCAAGGCTGGTGAAATAGCTACGGTCGGAATTGGTGATATTCGCGTACACAACGAGAATGAAATCTGGCAAACCTCAGCACCCTCACTGAATGCCTCAGATACTAGCGTGTATGCGCGGTTAGCACGTAATCACATCCTCGCTGGGGCAAGCTTGCCTGAGCATTGGTTAGGTGGTGGTGGGGATGTAAATCGCGCAACCGCAGCAGAAATGCCGGAGCCTACATTCAAAATCTTCACAATGCGTCAAACCTATATCTCTTACATGCTTGAGGAGATGCTTCGGTTCGTGATCCGCAAGCGGTCGGGATTGGATGAAATCGACTGGAGTGATGATCGTTTTAAATTTGCGGTTCGTATGCCAGAGATGGTGAATAGTGATATTACCAAGTACACAGCAAGCCTAGCGCCTTTAATTGGTTTCTGTGCTACGGCTATTCAAGAGGGGCTTATCACTAAAGTTCGAGCGCTTGAATTTATCAATGCAATCAGCTCGCGCATGGGTGTTGAGATTGACGCTCAAAGCGAGCTTGATGCAGCTCAAGCCGAGCTAGCTGAGGCTGAAGCCAAGCAAGCGGAAAGTGATTTATATCAAGAGCAACCGGCTAATGATCAAGCGGATGATCCAGCAATGGACGCGGCAGCATGACACCTGCACAAAAGCGCAAAGCGTTTAAAGCTGCACAGGACAAGGCATATAAAGCCATGTACTTGCATCAAAACAGTACGTTGCTCGATGTATTTAAGCTGCTCAAAGCCGTCAGAGCTGCGATTAGACAGCAGCTTTTGCTTGCGCCGTCTGGTAGCTGGGATGCATACCAGTTGCCAAAATTACAGCAATTTATTACTCAAATTATGAGCGAGCTGGGGCAAAAACTGGGGCTAGTCGGCTCAAGTGCTGCGGCGAAGGCGTGGGAGGTCGGTGCTAAGCTACTGCTTGCACCGCTTGCAGCCGTCAAAATAGCAGCTTTGCCCGCGTTATCGTCTACCCCAATTCTTAACTTAAAAGCGTTTATGCTGGAGCGCTTAACTGATATTCCCCGCGCCATTGTGGGCAAGATCAACGCACAACTAGGGCTGTTAAGTATCGGCGCACTGGATCGAACAACGGTGCTAAAGAATATTGACGGGATGCTGGAGACTGGTGGAAAGGTTCGCGCTAAACGCATCCTCACTACAGAGTTAAGCCGGATTAGCGAGATGGCGCACCACACGGCACGCATCGAAGCTGCGGAAAAGCTGCCGAATCTTAAAAAGGAATGGAAACACGGCAAACCTAAAAACTCGCGTCACTCACACGTAGCCGCAGATGGTCAGATTCGCGGTGTTTTGGAGTTTTTCGATGTAGGTGGTATTAAAATGATGCACCCACACGACCCCACGGCAGGCGCTGCGCATGTCATTAACTGCACCTGCCAAGCCCGCGACTATTTAGATTTTTAAAATAGTTAAGCACTCCAGCGCAAATTGCACTGGGTAGGGGCATTCAGAAGGATGGCTTTCATCGAGGTATTGGGTGAAGGTACGCGCCTTTACCCCGATTCTAGCAGCCACTTTTAGTTGATCGGCTTGGCCTTTATTGCGCTTGCTGTCACTAAGCAAGCTTGGCTCTGTGATAGCGTTCAGCAAATCCCGCAAATACGCGGGATTAGGGTTATAACTCGCGGCGTTAGGCAAGTCCATCAATAGCCTCATCCCTTGTAGCACCCTTTGCCACGCGAAGTGACATATAATTCCTTCCTCTTGGGTCTAGCAGATGAGCCACCCACTGGCGCGGCTCATGCGTTCCGAGTAGTTTGCTTGCTTCTTCAAAAGGGTCTGCAGGCTCGAATAAGATTTTTTAGCGACTAGTGTTGCAACAATGCTCTGTACAGCTCTTTAGTTTAGCACTGTACAAAAATGGGGTTAGCTTGCGCCTATATATATTTTTAGGCGTTACAGCATGTCCGAAAACACACCAGAAGACACCGAAGAAGCCGCAGCAACCACAGCAGCGGATGCTAGCACTACGCCACCAGAGCCGCCTAAGCCTGACCCTAAAAAACCCATTGATAAAGCACTAGCCGCAGCCGCTAAAGCTGCCAAGATCAAGCCTGAGGACGTGCTCGCGTACAAAGACTACGACGATAAGTTGATAGTGGTCACTCGCGCCGGTCAAAAGATTGTGGTGATCAAATGAGTGATCAAGCACTAGATAGCATCACATCACCAGCGATTACCGAGGCCGATGACAACACCGGCACTAACGCCGAGCGCGGCGTCGGTCATTTTCTCGAAGCAAAAGACGATAGCGGCAAAGTCTGGGAAATCCGCGTTATTGATGTCGGATTAAGCAAAAACAAAGTCCTTTATCCCGAAGCATTGCTACGTGAAGCGGCTGCGCAATTTGATGGCGCTCGCGTCTTTGTGATGTCCGACGAGGAGCACATAAAAGGCGGTGGTAAAGATTTTACCAAGCTGATTGGCCGACTGAGCAATCCTCGATTTATCGAAGCCAAAGATGGCAAGGCCGCAGGCATCAATGCCGAGTTTTCCGTTTTACAAAGTGCTGGTGACACTGCGGCGAAGCTCAAAGAGGCATTCGAGCGCGGTATGTCCGATGTGTTTGGTTTCTCGATTGATGCAAACGGCAAATGGGCAAGCAAAAAAACATTCCGCGAAGCCCTGAAAATCACAAAAGTTAATTCCGTGGATCTGATTATCGAGCCAGGCGCTGGCGGTCAGATTATCCGACTGGTGGAAGCTGCCACCGATAACAATCAACAAGAGGTCAACGATATGGCGTTACGTGAACGCATGATTGAAGCGGTCAAGTCCGCCAATCAAGGGCAAATTCCAAGCACTTTAGATATTAATGACGATGCAGCGCTTGAGGCGGCTTATCGTGAGGCATTAGCGCCTAAGCCCGATCCAGCAACAGCGGAGCAATCAGCTTTACGGGAAGCAAAGGCCACAGCTCGCGCACTGATTGCAGAAAGTACGCTACCTGCTGTAGCAAAGGAAAAGCTAAAGACTCAGTTTGAAGCGAGTACCACGCGCTTTACTGAAGCAGAGGTCACTACAGCAATCAAAACCGAAGCTGATTACTTGGCCCGCTTCACCGAAAGCGGAAAGGTCAAGGCTGGTGATTTTAACGACACTCGCGTAACCGAAGACCGCGCCGACCGCGTGCAAACGATGCTTGATGACTTCTTTACGCCAAAAGCTGGCGCTCGTTTAGCGAGTTTTAAAGAGGCGTATATTGAGATTACGGGCGACAAGCGAGTCACTGGCCTGACTCGTGATACTGATCCCGCTAGATTGCGCGAGGCGCTGGGTGATTCAGGGTTCCGCGAGGCACTGGACTCTAGTTCATGGGCTGAGGTGTTGGGTAATTCCATTACTCGCCGGATGATCGCAGACTATCGCCAGCAGTCACAATATGATGTGTATCAACAGTTGGTGACGGTGGTACCGTTGTCCGACTTCCGCACGCAAGAACGCACCCGCTTCGGTGGCTATGGCGACTTACCTGCAGTAGCAGAGGGAGCTGCATACAACCCATTGACTAGCCCGGGCGACGAAAAATCGACCTATGCAGCCGGTAAAAAGGGCGGCACGGAGTCGATCACGCTGGAAATGATCAAAAACGATGATGTCGGCTCAATTCGACAAGTTCCGGTCAAAATGGCGCGTGCGGCAAAGCGCACACTAGCTAAATTTGTCCTCGACTTCTTGCGCACGAATCCAGCTATCTATGATGGCAAGGCATTATTCCATGCCGACCACGGTAATCTAGGGACAGCCGCATTGAGCGCCGCCGCTATTGCTGCGGCTCGTCTAGCTATGCTCAAGCAAACTGATATGAGCGGTAACGATGTTCTGGGTATTGGCCCACGTAACCTGTGGATTCCGCCGGACCTCGAAGAAACCGCGGTCAATCTGTTTAATCGCAACACAAACTTAGACAAAACCTTTGTCCAGACGCTTAGCCCCAACATCATCCCCGTTTGGTATTGGACAGATGCAAGCGACTGGTGTTTTACCGCCGATGTAATGGACATCCCGTTGATTGAGCTTGGGTTTATGGATGGCTCTCAAGAGCCTGAAATTTTTACTCAGGATAGTCCAACGGTCGGTAGCTTATTCAGCAACGATAAAATCACGTACAAAATCCGTCATATTTATGGCGCTGGCGTGCTGGATTATCGCGGCGCTTACAAAGCAGTGGTTGCATAACGATGCAGCGCTCAGCGTACATTGACGGCATTAAATCACGGGTTAGAGATACGGATAACGTATTGATCAATCCCGATGATTACAGTCGCGCACTCGATACCGCATTGCGACAGCTCGCGCATGATCGACCGCTAGTGGTTGATGGTGCGTTAGTTGCGTATGCCGTGACTGAGGACGCGACAGCCGACAATGTGCCGCTTTGCTATATGGATGCTGTGCTTGATTATGCTGCTGGCCTGCTACTGACTGAGTTAGCGGCGTATTACGCCGGAGATTCCGATAGCACGATCAATGCCGATAGTGTTGACCGCCAAAGCAAAGAGCAGCGCTATAGCCGATTAGCGGGTGTTTATAGCAATCGCTACTTTGAGCGTGTCGGCGTATCTAAAGCACACAATACACACGCATCCGCTACCGCTGACCTACCTAGCAAACGCCCGCGCAACCTCACTTTTACTGACTGGTTGGAGGCGTAAATGCTGCGCGTTTTAGCACTCCACGAACTCCATAAGCTTGAGCAGGCACTTGAGCAAATGCCACATATTTTCGACGAGGAAATAGAGCGCGGTGCGCTGGAGGCCTCGATTGTTGTCACGCGCAACGTCAAGGAATTTACTCCAGTCGGTGCTAGCCGTGGCGGTGGTGAAGGTCTGCAAGCGTCAATTCGTTACCAGATTTACCCCTCGGCGGGCGAAGTGGTGGGCGTGATTAGCTCGCCACTCAGTTATGTCGAGCCGGTCGAAATTGGTTCACGTCCGCACATGCCGCCGGTCGAATCGTTGCGCGAATGGGCAGAATCGAAAGGTTTAAGTGCTTGGGCAGTGGCTAAAAGCATTGCTAAGCATGGCACTAAGGGGCAGTGGATGTTTAAGAAAGGCTTTGAGGCATCTGAACCAATGCTCGAGCGAATTGGTGACGCGACGGTCTCGCGCATCTTGCAACGAGTCGATGCGTTATGACTAACCGTGTTTCACATCGCTTAGTCCGTACTGCAATTGTCGAGCGTATTAAGCAGCTTGGCTTAACGTCGAAGGTGTACGAGTTCGAGCGATTTGCTGATCGCGTCGAGGATTTTAAAGCGCTCTACGTCCACAGCGGCGAAATCAAAGGCGGGTTTATTCAGCGCGTGAGCGGCTCAGAAGATGAGCGCGGTACGTGTGCGCCTTACCTAGACCGCTGGCAGTTGTCACTCTATCAGTCGTGGAGTGATGGCAGCGAAAGCGCCCTCACATTTGATGATTGGATTGATTCAATCATTGATGCGTTTGAGCGTGGCGAGGCCTTGGATAGTTCCGAGACATTTGATCTATCGGCTAACGGTCAAACAGGTGGTGTAGTGCTTTTAGCTTCGCAGCCGGTCAAATTCGCTGGTGTGCTGTGCCATAGCGCCACCTTACAACTTACAACCCTACGATGGGGAGTTTATTAATGTCTGAGCAAAACAAACGATTCCGCATCGTCGGTACTGCATTAGAGCCGATTGATGATGAGCTAGAAGCAGCAGAAGCGCAAACGGATAGCACGGCGGAAAAAAAGCCCGCTAAAACAAAACAAGCGCCTCACCCGGCGACAGAAACAGCAACAAACAACGAGGGCGTAAGCAATGCCGACAACTCTAACTAAGGTTTTAAGCGCTAAAAAAACGGCGATTCTGGCAGTGATGCAACCCACTGCCGGTGTTTTTGTCATGCCGACCGCTACTAACTTTCTGCAAGTGCGGAATGTGTCGCTTGAACCTCTATCACATAACACGATTGAGCTAAACGAAGTGTGTGCCCGCCTTGGTTCGCGCATGAAAAGCCTGGGCGCTCAAAACGTAAAGCTGACGTTTGAGGCTGTGATGCGTGGGCCAACTCCGCCAGGGAAAGTCCCGAATATCGGCAATATTCTCCGCATGTGCGGCTTTTCCGAAACGATTGATGCGGCTTTAGTTAAATCAACGTATACACCAGTCGATTCGGGCTTTGAATCTGGTTCGATTGTGGTCTTTATCGACGGCAATAAGCACGCCATCGCTGGAGCCAAAGGCAAGCTATCAGCGGAATGGAAGGCCAACGACTTCCCGATTTTTAAAGTGGAGTTAGTTGGCTTATATGTTGATCCGGTCTATGAAGCCAATCCAGCCACAGCTTGCTCAGCAGCCCCCATGCCGCTTGAAATCAACAAAGCTAATACAACGTGGGAACTACACGATATCACGACAGCGCTTTATAGCGCGTCAATCGACATTGCTACCAACCCTGAGCTTATTGATGTACCGGGACAGCAGTCCGTAGAAATCACCGATCGTGTGACGAGTGGTCAAATCGAGTTCGCTGCATCGCAGATCAATGACAAGGATTGGTTCAGTGCTGTTCGCGCCAATGACACAGGGATTCTTAATATCACGCACGGCACAACGGCGGGTAATATCGTCGAGTGCGTCGCGCATAACGTACAGCTATTGAATCCGAAATATGGTGATCAAAATTCACGCCGTAGCAATTCCTGTGACTTAAATCTGATGCCTACTGCGGTCGCTAATCAGTTCGAGATTGCTTTCATCTTCCGTTAAATAAATCGCGCTCCGAGTGTTGTCGGGGCTTTTTAAATGTTTGGTTAAAAAGAGATTAAAAAATGTCTGATTCTTATCAAGATTATGCACAAGCCCCTGTTGTTCAAGTAGGTAGCGGTAAAGCTGTTCGCGTCCGCTCTGGTCGCACTTTCAATACAAAAGTGCATTTGTACTTAGGGCGTGGAGCTGACAATAAGCCGATTAATCATGTATTCGATGCGACTTATCGCATGCTGCCAATGGATGAGGCTAAACGCATTATCGACGATGAGCGAGATGGGGCTTTTGTGCGTGCAGCGGTAGTGAGTGCTGATGTACTGATGGAGGATGAGCGTGGCAACCCAATGCCTGATCAAATCGAGGCTATGGCTAATGACCCCGCTGTGTCCACGGCGTTAGTGACTGCCTATTTTCGTGAGATGTCGGGAAAAAACGACAACATGAAGAAGTAAAAGCCTTCGCCCGCTGGTATCACGGCACAGCCGGAAAAAGCCAGCGCAGCGACTGGGAAGAAGATGCGGAGCTATTAAAGGAAGCGGGGCTTATCTTGATGAAAGATGAGCCGGACGAACCCGAAGCAGCTCCGACCTTAGATGTGTTTGAGTTGCTGGCTGAAAATTGGGATGCGGTTTGTTTGTATCTCGCGTGCCAAACCCAGTGGCTCAAAAAGCTACTGATACCGCCGATGGGTGGCGAAATAATCACCGATTGGCGAGGGCTAAACTATCAAGGGGTTGATGTCGTGATAAATCGCACGCCGCAATTTAAGCAAAGCAGCGACCCCGAGTTATTCGTCAAGCTCCAGATCATGGAAGTAGAAACGCTCAACATTCTGAATAAGACCAACTAATGAGCCAAACGTACCCTATCCGCATCACTGTATCAGCCGACACTCGCGACCTTAAAGAGGTTCGTGAGGAGCTAGAGCGCACATCAAAAACCGCTGACGGCATGGGGAATACAGGCGAATCGTCGAGTCGGCGCTTTACCAGTGCACTATCCATGATTAAGCGCGAGATCAATAATCTAGCCGAGCGCCTCCAGAACTACACCACTTCAGCCGCTAGCAATAGCCGAGCTTCTGAGTTAATGGAGCAGCATTATAAGCTGCTTGAAAAAGCAGCCAGAGGCACAACCAGCGCCCTAGAACAATTGACAGATGCTAATCACGTAGCCTCTCGCGCAGAAGAGTCCGCCAGCGCCGGAAGGCGTGCGCATAATGAAGTGATGCAGCAAGGCGAGGGTATTGGGCGATCATTGGCTAGTGGCATTGGCTTGGCTATAGCCGGAATTACTGCGATTGCAATAGCTACAGCCAAAGCAACAAGCGAGCTGTTGGCATTAAATAGAGAGTTAGAAAACGCTGAGAGGCAATTAGGAATTAGCTCTCAAGTTTTACAGGTGTGGGGCATTGCGGCAGATAAGGTTGGGCTTTCTTCCGAAAAGATGCGGGATATTTTCAAAGATGTATCCGACAAACTTGGCGACTTGGCAACCACTGGAGGCGGAGAGGCCAAGGATGTTATTGAGCGGCTAAAGCTTAATATTAATGACCTCATTAACATGCAACCCGACCAAGCCTTGCTAAAAATTGCCAAAGCTATGGATGAAGTTAAAAACATCAGTCAGCACGATAAAATATTTTTAATGGAGGCTCTAGCAGACGAAGGCTCTGCACTGCTCCCGCTGCTCAAGGATAACGCGAAAGCCTTGCGCGAAATTGAAGATGCTGCAAATCGGCGTGGAGTAATAATTACACCTGCCGAAGAGCAGATTTTAAACAAGGCCAATGCTGTCCTTAGCGAGATGAAGACCGCAGCTTCAGGTGTGTCGCAGGAGCTGGGGCTGATGGGATCTGAGATGCTTATCGCATTTGGCGATAACGCTATATCTGGCTTGGATAATGCGATAGAGCTAACTAGGGCGCTGCGTTCCGATATTGGGCTATTAACTGATGCATGGTCCGAAAGCGCGTCAGGTATGCTAGCAGATGCTACGCGCCTAGACGGTATTGCTAATGTATTTCTATATATTTATGACATAGCTCGACAGGTACTGACCTATTTACCTGCTGCTGCAAATGCTGCATTTACGGCAGCGCATGCTTACGGGGAGATGTTCGGACATGGTACGGCCGCAGCTTTTTATATGGTCAAGGCTACGAGTGCCATAGCATTAGCGGCTATCTTAGATATTGCGGGTGGCGTGTTTGGCGGCATGGCGTCTATGGCGGGGAAGGCAGTCGCCTTTATACTAGATCGTTTTGCTAACATGGTTAGCGGCCTATCGAGTTTGGGGAGCTTCTTCTCGAAAATACCTGGGCTAGAAAGCTTTGGGGCTGCCATTAGTGGCGCTGAGGGAAATATTAAGGCAATGGCTGATGCAGCTAGGGCATCAGGCGATGTTGTGGGTAAGTCTTTTGCTGCACAGTCCGCGAGTTTTAAAGCAGTAGCTGCCGACAGCCTGGCTACCGCCAATGCGCACAAAGCCGCAGCCGGTGGCGCTAAAATGGCTGCCGCCGCATCGATTGATTATGCTAAATCCTATATTCAACAAAAAGAAGCATCGCGTGATGCTGATAAGTTGGTACGTAAATACAATGATGATCTTTATGGAAACGTATCGGCTTTAGACCGCGCTACTGGCTCAAATAAAAAATACACGGCAACTGCCAAGGACAAAGAAGGCGCTGAAAAAGCAGGCAAGGCGGCAACAGAGGCAGCTAAAAAGGCACATGATGAAGCAGCCAAGGCCGTTGAAGCACTGGCAAAGGCGCATGAAAAGATTCTTGATCTTTTCGCGAAGGAAAATCAAAAGCACGACGTTTTAACCCTTAAGCTTAATCAGGGTGCTGATGCAGCCCGTGCATTAGAACTGCAATACCAAACCATGCACGACGGTGTAAAAATCCTCAGCGATGCTAAAGCCGCTGAACTGGTGCAGATGGAAAATGCCAACAAAGCGCTCGAAACCGAGATCAAGAAGCGCGAAGACGTCGCCAAAGCGATTGAAAAGGCAGGTGAGGCAGTCAAGAAGTCTGAGTCAGCGATGCAGATTGCCAAGGATGCTATCTACGCAAATGATGAAGCACTACGGGTTTTAACACTCTCGCATGAAGATGGCTACAGCAAAGCAGCCGCTACCGCACAAGCGCACAACGAAGCGCTTACCGAATCCTATAAAAATCAACGGGATGTGGTGCAAGATTTAGCGAAACTCAACACCGAGCTAGCGGGCATTGATTCGCAAATGATCGCCCTAAAATCAGGTGGTGTTGCGGCGATGGAAGCCGAGCAAACCCGATTAGAGGCAATTGCTGCGCTGAAAGAAAAAGGCATTGGAATTGAATCAACATTAGGTCAGCAGTACCTCGCCGCAAAACTTGCGATTGAAGCGAAAACCAACGCACTCAAAGCTGAGCAGGATATACAAGAAACACTGAAGGATGTCGACTGGTTAGATAAACAAATTACCGCCACTCAACAAGGCTCCGCTGCCCTAGCTGAATTCAACGTACAACGGGATATTCAAGCGAAACTAGACCAGCTAGGCATTACGCTAGAGTCAAAATTAGGCCAGCAGATTGCAGAGACCACACGTGAGCTTGCGGCGAAGAATAAAGCGCTAGAAGTTGCTCAGGCACTCAGCAAGATTAAAGAAGATAGCGAGTGGCTGCGCAAAGAAATTGAGGCCACTAATAAGGGTGAAAAAGCGCTCAAAGAACTCAATATCCAGAAAGCACTTTATGCTGAACTCTCACGTTTAGGCATTAACGCCAGCTCTGCCGCTGCTAAGCAAATTGAACAGGAAATCCGCGCGCAATACGGAT